TGCCGCTCCGGGAAGCCCTCCGCGCGTAGCGGGCCGCCCGCCGCCGCTGTTCGTTCTGGAAACGGTCTTGCCCCTCCCGATGGTCGGTACCTGACGGTCAGAAAGGCTTTGGGACGGCCCCTACGGTATCGCATGTAGGCGATGGGGAATAACGCTGGCAGTCTGCCATAAAAAATACACGGACATTGGCCGAATTGTAGGGACTTCCCGTGGGAAGCCCGCCAGAAATATTCGACCACAGCCCATTCGGGTATAATAACAGGATTTTACGATGGATACGAAAATGGCGATGTCGTCAGTTTGAGTATCTGCCGCCGCGTTGCGGCATCGGAGTCCGGGCGGCCTGTGGGCTGTGAATTGTGCTCTGTATCCTCATTTTCCTAAATCTACTGGAAACAGTTGCAAAATAGGCGCTAATCACGGTATAATGTGATATTGAACACATTTGCCCAATTAACCCGCATGGTTAAGCCATTCTTGTTTAAAACGGCAAAAATTCGTCAAAAATTTCTACGCAAAAATTTTTTCAATCGACTGCGCGGCTTTCCGCCTCATGTCGTCTGTGTAATCCACGTAGACATTTAAAACAGTGGTGACTGTGTCACCGAGAAGCGCCGCTACGGTCTTGATGTCGGTGCCGTTGGCCAGCAGCATCGTTGCATAGGTGTGACGCAGGCTGTGAATGGATGCATCCGGGACGATTTTCTTGATATACCCATCGAGTGATTTATGCAACAATTTGTGTGGAAACAGCTGACCGTTTATTTGCCGAGGCTCTACATGGCGATACTCCAGCAGGATTTGCTGCAGCTTGGCCGGAATTGGGATGACGCGATGTCCGGCGGCTTTGTTTTTGATATTCATGATTCCACGCTTCCTGTGACCAATACGGCCATATTGCTTGGTAACACTAATTTGGCGCTCTTTTAGATCTACGTCGCTCCAGGTAAGCCCCATGATTTCGCCTAAGCGCATCCCCGTGTACCCGGCAATGGCACAAATGGTATAGTACTTTATCGGGCGGACCTTCATGCTTTCCATGAGCTGGTCGAATTCGTCCTGCGTCAGCGCCCGGATCTTGTGCCGGCGGTTCAGCTTCCTGGGCTTCAAGTGGATGGCTGGGTTATCCTGCCGGAGATGGTAGGGCTCGACAGCGTGGGACAGGATCATCTTGAGGCAGGTTACATAGAGCTGGTAGCTGGCGTCAGCACACTGCCAGTTGCTCATCGCCTGCTGGATGTCCAGATAGGTGATCTTACGGACTGGCATGGCCAGAAGCTTCGGGCCGTAATTCTTCAGTGCGTAGCGATAGGCCAGGACAGAGTTATACGTCAGGTTGCGGCTGCGGAAAACGTATTCGGCAAATTCTGCCAGGGAGATATCGACGAGCTCTGGCGCAATGGGCTGGCTCTTCATCGCATCGAGTACGTCGGCCAGCAGCTTTTCGCCGGCGGCTTTTGCCGCCTTCTTGGTGGCCAGCCCCTGGCGTGACTTCTGCTTCCAGCGTCCCGCCTGGTCTTTGTACGATAAGATGACCTGCCAGCCGCGATCCTTTTCTCTGAAAGAGAAGTGATAGGTTAAATCGGTCATAAAAATAACCTCCTTTGCGAAGGGAGGCTGATGTGATATACTGATAGCGTAAATCAGCCCCGCACAATGGATTTACAAATTGCCGATACGGTACTGGTAATACCGCCGGCGCGTCCCGTGTCCTGATGCAACAGGATGCGGGATTTTTTGTTGTTGCTGCTAATGCTGTATTCTCTTAACTTTATGGTGCCAGTCCACTGGAAAACCCATTTTTGCAAGAATATCATTAGCTGTAATGGTTTTCATACGAGAATCTAATTTATGGGATTCTTTACGTATCGTATTGTGAACTGCCCCGTATTCGCTATTACTTAAAAAGCACTGAAGCGAAATAAGCACTGCATATACCGTATTGCGCGGGGAATCCGCAGCAATCCCGAATTGGTCATGCAATGGGGACCAATATTTGCTATCGCGGCGACAGCAAAATCCAATAAGTCTATTATTATGGGCACATATATTCCTCACGTCATTTATATTTTCAATGAAGCTAAGCATAATTTCAGGCGAAAACGGAGTAGTCAAGGACTCATCTGGCAGGTGACGATGGATGAACGTAAGCATATCTTTTGCAACTGCATTCTGAACTGATGTTGTAGACGCAGCCAGCATATGCCGAAGCTCACCGAAATCAAGATAATTCGCCAGCACCCATATCGGTACATCTTTATGTTGATGGACATAATGGGTAATACTGTTACCATTATATTTTTTATACCGATCAATAATCCTGGCCAGCTGAGAAATGGTAGATATTACTTTTAGCGTCTTACTTTTATCGTAGCAAGCGATATTTAAATATGCGTACGGGATATTTTTGTAAGCCTCTGCAAAACGATGTGCAAATATTGCTTTAAGATGGGTTTCCATGGCAATACTTGCCTGAAATATAGCCTGCTTTATTTCTCTCTCAAATACGTAAAGATGCGCAATTTCATCGAATGTCGTCCCGGCAACATACTGATCGCCTTGACGGGGAAAATAATTTGCATAGCCATTGATGATATTATAATAATTTTGCGTAAGCAAGTACAATTTAGCTTTTTCCACGTCATCTATTATAAGGCCACGCTGACGAAGAATCTCTATTTGTTCATCGATTGTTTTAAATACTTTCAAAGAAAAAAGCCTCCTCCATATAATGGAGAAGGCTTTTCCTCGCACTGGTCCCCGTAGAGATTCCAGCACTCTCTCTAAGTGTCTCCATTATAAAGCGAAAAATAAATAATGTCAAGCGTACGTCTATCCAGCTACGAAAAACTGGAAGTCATCTATTTCGGTATCCAATTCTTGATTGTGGAGCATTTTTTCCAGCAGGTCCGCTTGGATGTCGGCGCTGAAGTCGTTGCCCTTAATGTGCATCAGTTCATGAAGGACAGCGGCTTTCTGCATTTCCCAGGAACAATGGGCGTTGATGATGATGGTATAGCTGCCGTCATCGTTCATATGCGTGAGGGCTCGCACATGATAGGGCATATCTTGATAGATTAATATAATATTCATAGGCTACTTTTTACCTTCCTTCGCCTTTAGCCCGTTAATTAGATTCAGGACAATGTCAATATCATCTTTGCTGAGGTCTTTGGTAGCATCGAACAGAATACGTCGGTTCGGATCCGTGCGCAACTCTTCGGCTAGGGCAGCAACGTCCGGATCGGAATAGTAGCCCTGACCATCGTCGGCAGAGCCATCACCTGTTTTTAGCCAATCAATTGATATATGGAGAATTGCAGATAAATTGTCCAGTTGAGTTGACGTAGGCACTGATGTGCCAGCTACAAAATTGCGCATTAGCTCAGCTGTTATACCACATTTTTCAAGAGACTGCCACTCGGATTCAGAAATACCCCGATCCGTTAACAGTTTATCTATACGAAGTGATATTTCCCCATTTAAGTCCCAGCCCATCAAATAGCTAGGCGTAGTATTTAATGCTTTCGCGAATGCCGCAATTTTCGATTGCGTTATATCATTTTCGCCTTTTTCTATTTTAGCTATTGTAGATCGAGATTTATATCCTAATTTTTTAGCTAACTCGTCTTGAGACATTCCTAGTTCTTCGCGTCTCTGTTTTATTCTTTTATATAAGTCCATGGTAAAGCCCCCATAAATTATAGTATATGTTGTCCTTGACTATAAGATACCATACTGTTTATTAAAAATCAACAAAGGAGGTGATTAAATTGACCAATACCACTAAACTAGAAATGGCAATAACCCGCTCTGGTTTAACAAAGAAATTCTTGGCAGAAAAATTGGGATTATCCACTATGGGCCTGTATAAAAAAGTCCATAATTTAACAGAATTTAAGGCCAGTGAAATCGAAATGTTAACAAAACTCCTGCATTTAACACCTTGCGAAAGAGATGCTATTTTTTTTAACGTTAATGTTGATTTAAAATCAACTATCGTATAAGGAGGCGTTCTTATGATGATGAAGAAAGAAAAAGAGCTATGCAACAGCACAGCTCTTATAAAATTTGATTGCTACGATGTAATGGATTATGTGGTGCGGGTACTAGAAAAACATGATGTATTGATTCCTGTGATTTTATCGATTGCAGTTTCTATTACCACAGTCCTTTTACTAGCAAAGTAATTAACGTAGTAATAAATGCAACAATAATTGGAGCAATTATTGATTTAGAAACGGCTTCAATAAAAAATTGCTTTTTTAAATCAAAGTAAATTTTACCATTCATGGTAATACGGTAGGCTCCGTCCATGTAAACACGGGGATCATTTGATTTTCCTATGTCAGCATTTTCTATGTACCTATTCCTGATGAGGGTTGATAAATAATTGCTGGCATCAAACGAGCATAAAACTGATAGCTGAGAAACTGAAAGCAGTTCGTGCTTGAAGAAAAGCTTTAATACTTTTTCTGATCTCGAGTCAAGCCGAGTAAAAGGCATAATTATCATCTCCTTTCATGAACATTATATCATGACGGAGCAGAAAGGAGGCAAGGGCGTGAATCAATTCGAATCCTATTTGAAAACAATATTAACAGATACGCAAATACAGGTATTAGCTGATGCGGTGTTAACTCAAAACATTGTTTGCTTGTATGGTGCTGGCTTAGGTAAATCGACACTCGCTAAAATCTTCAGATCTGCCGGTATCCATAGTGTGCTGGCCCCAGAGGATTGTGGTTCAGATGCAGACTGTTATACCGTCTTGGATTGCCCGGGAATCATTGCACTGTGCATGAAAAATGAACCCTTTTCCAATGCACTGGATAAGGATTCATTCTCAAAGGAAGAAATTACTGCGGGTCTCGCGGACGTTTTAAAACGTAAACATTGAATTCCCAGTTTGCAGATTCACCGGATGTACCTTCCCGAAGCACTGCACGAAATCCGCATTGCTCCATCGCCTCTTTAAAGCATTGCGAAGTTACGTGTTCATCTTTGGATGCTGCCATCGCGGTGAAATGCTGTTTAAGTCCATATGCAGATACAGCGTGATTTATCGCCTTGCGTTTGCTAAATCGGGAGTCTATGTATTGAATTAGCTTGTCCTGCATCGACGGGGAAAGCTCAGAAAAATGTAAAATGTTCGACATTTATAATCACCTCCCTTCATGAACATTATATCATGACGGAGTAGAAAGGAGGATCATCATGACGAACAAGGAAATGAAAAAGCTCGAAATCAATTTCAAGAATCGCTGGGTTGATTATCTTCATGCTGATTATGAAGCTAAATTCGGTAACAGCGGGTATACCGAAGATGACGCACAACGCAGATTGAACGTGGCACTCGGATACAGCAGCGCTATTTTCGACGTCCTCAGTCTTACCTATGACCCGGATACTACGCAGAAGCTTATCGCCATGTGGTGCAAAGAAGCTACAGATGCGTTGGTCGCCGATAAAAAAGCCCAGGCCGAATATAACGCGCAGCGGAAGAAGTGACCGAAAGGAAGGCAAGAAATGACACCTAACGAAACGGCTTACTTAGTCAACCTATTTCAAAAATCTTACTTAAGACGGCTTCAGCTAACTGACGCCTACAAGGAAGGCGCGTAATATGGACACAAAGAGAAAAGAGCCATGCAAGAGCATGACTCGAGAAGAACTTCTGAGGCAGCATCAAGATTTAATTGTATTAATTATTTCACTTGTTTCATTACTAGTTGCATGTGGCGCGCTTAGTGTCTCGCTGTATATGTTAAATAGCTGACGTATAGCAAAAAGAGGAGAGAACATGAAGCTAAAAATTATGGTCATCGTGCTGTTCGCACTTGCGGCCCTGGGCATCGAGTACGGGATTTACTACACCGGGATGCTCAAGGAGCACATGACGTTTCTGGAATTTCTGTTACTTATCAGTAGAAGTTAAGGGAGATGAGAAAATGAAACATTACAACGAATACGTAGACAGCCGTGGCTGGCATTATCGAGCTATGCCGCTTATCGGCGGTCAACCATACGCACTTTGCTATCAGCGTACACCCGGTGGCGGTTGGCATCGGATGAAACAGATGATGTTGCGCATGACATTGGCCGAAGCTCGAAAGGATCTTGACGAATATGCAGCCAAAAAAGGCTGGACAGGAATTGACTAAGAGAAGGAGGCGGGCGCATGACGAAAAAAGAAAATCATATATCGGATAAGTTATACGCTACGTTACACGTAAAAAAAGGGCAATTGCCCAACAATCGCCCTTTTGATTTGAAAATTAGAAATAAAACAAATGTAGATGCAACCGTTAATGAACTAGTTACAAAGAAAGCTCAGAAGAAAGATAATCCTTCGTTGCCTGGTTGAGCATATCAGCCCAAGAGTCGAAATTGGTAGCATGTGAAACATACTGATCAAATTCGTCATCAGGGATAGCTTCGAAGTCTTCTTGCGAATTCACTACAAAGTTTCCAACTTTTAAGAATTCATCAAAAGAAGAACAATCCGTATGCTTTTCCATAAAAGTTTTTGTAAATAACTTGTCAAAGCTGACAGTATGGGTTCCTTCTAGACGATGAACATTATCTTCAAGCTTTTTTAATGAATTGATCAAATCGTCGAAACTATTAGTATTTGTACTCATCACAATCACCTCCTTTCATGACAATTATAGCATGGTAGGGGATACGAAAGGAGGTTAGACACATGAAGCCGGTTATCTCAATCGCTGAATTGATGGAACGCTGGGGGCTTTGCCGTACCGCCATCACCAAAATGGAGCAGGATGGCCTGCTGAAACGGCTCAAGCTCCCTGGGGTCAAGTACAGCATGAAAAATATCCTTGAGCTCGAAGGCATAGACTCATCTGATTGGACGCACAGCCCCTTTGAATGGCGGCGGCTCCAAGATGAGCTGGCACGTACCCAGAAAGAGCTGGAACGGTGCCGGGCCTTCATTAGCCGATTGTCGGCTGATATGAGCCAGTTTGAATACGAAGAAAGGAGGGATTCACATGAAGACCATGAAGATTTACGAACATGGGTTGACCAGGCCAAAGCGTAAGCCGCGTTTCCGGATGATCCGGACGGGGCTGGCCATCGTGGCCGCCTTGGGAGTCGGGCTGTATATCGGCAGTACGACTCCTTGGTCCCAGGCCGAAACCATTGCGAACGACACAGCTATCATCCACGTCGTCGACACAGATGAAACGCTGTGGGAAATCGCTGGCCCTATCGCTGATAAGACCGGGCAGGACGTTCGCGAAGTGATCTACCAGCTCCAGGTCAACAATGATTTGGGGCCGAACCCGACACTGCAGCCAGGGCAGAAATTAATCATTCGCTACTGAAGGGAGGTGATGACCGTGGATGAATTTTTCCGTGACATCATCGAATTCTACAGTGATCCGGAAAACATCCGGGCCCTAGAAGAATACCGTAAAGAACAAGAAGCCTTGAAAGGAGGTGAAACGAATGATGTGCGAAACGTGTCCCCATGACGGGTATTGTATCCCCGATGACTGTGCGCTCATGAAAAAAGAGCCGCTCCTGCGCCAACAGGAAACGGCTCCAGCCAAAATAACTCAAGTCCACTATAGCACACGATCGGAGATTTTACAATTGGATACAGCTCAAAATGATTATGAAATGTTTATTGCTAAAAAGGAACGCCCGGCGGATGATTACGGTTTCAAGGTACCTGTGGATTCCCTGCCGGATGCCTTGTTCGACTTCCAGCGCGATATCGTCCATTGGGCTCTTGCCAAAGGCCGCGCCGCCATTTTTGCCGACTGCGGCCTGGGTAAAACCTTGATGCAGCTGGCCTGGGCAGACCAGGTACATCAGCACACGGGCCATCCCGTACTGATACTGGCCCCGCTGGCCGTTGCATCGCAGACGGCACAGGAAGGCGCACGGTTCGGCATTGATGCCGTTGTTGTGGAACACCCGGAAGAGGTCATCAACGGCATCAATATCACGAACTATGATAAGCTGGACCGCTTTGATACGTCGGCATTCTCCGGCGTCGTCCTCGACGAATCTTCTATCCTGAAGTCTTTTACCGGGAAAGTACGGACCGCGCTGATCAATGCTTTCTGCCGGACACCATACCGATTGGCCTGCACGGCCACACCGGCGCCGAATGACTACATGGAATTAGGGAACCATTCCGAGTTCCTGGGCGTCATGACGCGGACGGAAATGCTCAGTATGTTCTTTGTCCACGACGGCGGGGAAACGTCTAAATGGCGCTTGAAAGGTCATGCGGAAAAGGGATTTTGGCACTGGATGGCCGGCTGGGCTGTTGTCCTGGATAACCCGGTCAGCCTGGGCTACCAGGACGAAGGCTACGAACTGCCGGAACTGCATATGCATGAAATCATTGTAGACGGCGATGCGCCGACGCAGGAAAAGCTGACACTGACTCAGCGGCGGAAGGCCCGCAAGGAATCCCTGGACGCCCGATGCAGAGCCGCGGCAGACTTAGTCAATGCCAGCCATGAACAGTGGCTGGTATGGTGTGACCTCAATGCCGAATCGGAGGCGCTCCATAAAATGTGCCATATGTCCCGGCAGGTCCGCGGATCCGACAAGAGCCAATATAAGTCATCTACGATGATGGGCTTTTCCATCGGCGTCCTGAAATGCCTGATCACGAAACCCAGCATCGCCGGGTTCGGGATGAACTGGCAGAACTGTCACAACATGATTTTCGTCGGGCTATCCGACAGCTACGAACAGTACTATCAAGCCGTGCGCCGCTGCTGGCGGTTCGGACAGACGCATCCCGTCAATGTCTACGTCATCATATCGGCGAAAGAAGGCTGCGTCAAAGAGAACATCGAGCGCAAGGAAGCCGACGCCATCAACATGCGGCAGAAAATGGCCGAGCTGACCAGGGAATCAGTTAAAGAAAATCTGTCACGGACGACACGGATTATGACCATCTATAATCCGACTACGCCGATGCAGTTGCCTGCCTGGGCAGAAATGAAAGCCGTATGAATTTAATTTACGTTTGTGAAATTTAAGGATGTGATAACCATGGTCAACGTATTGAGCCAATACGTATCCGAACGGGTATCCCTGTATAACGGGGACTCCGTAGAGATACTGCATGGCCTGCCAGACAACTGCCTGCATTATTCTATCTTCTCGCCGCCGTTTTCGTCGCTGTACACCTACAGCAACAGCGACCGGGATATGGGGAACAACACCAGCGACGGCCAGTTCTACAAGCATTTCGGGTTCCTGATCCACGAATTGGCGCGCGTCATGATGCCGGGGCGGCTGGTATCGGTCCACTGCATGGATATCCCGAAGATGAAGAGCCGTGACGGTGTCATCGGGCTGAAGGACTTCCCAGGTGAAATCATCCGGGCCTTTGAAAAAGCCGGCTTCATCTACCACAGCCGCGTCGTTGTGTGGAAAGATCCGCTCGTCGAAGCGACCCGGACGAAAGCCCTGGGATTGATGCACAAGCAGTTATGCAAAGATTCGGCCATGTGCCGGAACGGCTTGCCCGATTATGTCGTGACATTCCGCAAGCCCGGGGATAATCCGGAACCCGTTGCCCATGAAGACGGGCTCAAGCGGTTCTATGGCGAAAACGAACCGGAAGGCGTGAAGACACTGCGCCCCCAGCCAGACCCGGAACTCGTCGAAGCGAAAAAGAGATATAATACCACCCCGATATACAGTCATCAAGTGTGGCGCCGGTACGCATCGCCGGTCTGGATGGATATCCGGCAAAGCAACACGCTGAACCGGGGGACGGCACGGGACGAAAAAGATGAACGGCATATATGCCCGTTACAACTGGACCTGATTGCCCGGTGCCTGGAACTTTGGACGAATCCCGATGATATTGTGCTGGACCCGTTCGCCGGCATCGGCAGTGTCCCAGTCGTAGCCCTTCAGATGGGACGACGGGTCATGGGTTTTGAACTGAAGGAATCGTATTACAAGCAAATGGTCATCAATTGCAAAGAAAAAGAGGAGGAAATGAACCATGATTGAAATCAAATTTAAAGGAGACCTCAAAGACGTTATTACCGAAATCGTGAACTTCCGGGATGCATTAAATGCTCCACTGAACCCAAATCTGGATTCAGCAGGGGCGTCGCAGAACGCGACTCCCTCTGCAGCGGTCAATTCTGCGGCCAATGTTGTACCCGCCCATGAACCAAGCCCGCAAGTGACACCGGCAGAAGCCCCGGCAGCGCCTGCCCCGGCTGTTGAAAAGGCTACGCCTGCTCCGGCCACTGAACCGATTACACTGGAAAGCACGCCGAATACGCCGGAAATTCCCAAGGCAACACCGGATGCACCCGTAGCGGCTGTCCCGGTAGCCCCGGCTAAAGAATACTCTCTGGATGAATTACTGACGGCGACAGCGCCGCTCATGGACGCCGGGAAAATTGCAGATCTTCAGGCACTGATGCAGAAATATGGCGTCGCTTCCATGATGGAAATCCCGAAAGAAAAATATGGCGAATTGGCGACAGACCTGCGCGCATTGGGGGCGAAATTATGAGCAAGCAGCATGCATTGTTAAGTGCTTCCTCAGCGCATCGCTGGCTGAAATGCACGGCGGCGCCGCAGATGGAACAGAAATTCCCTGATACAGCGTCTGTATACGCGGCCGAAGGAACACTGGCGCACAGCATCGCAGAACTCAAACTGCGCGCCTATGCCGTCGAACCGATGAGCCACGCTACCTTTACCCGGCGATTGAATAAGCTCAAAAAAGATGAACTTTATCAGGCGGAAATGGACGGCTATACCGAAACGTACCTGGATTACATCAAAGGTATCCTGCTGTCGTATAAGGCTAAGCCTTATGTCGTGGCCGAAAAGAAAGTTGATTTCAGCAGCTACGTTCCAAAGGGGTTTGGTACCGCCGACTGCCTGATCATGGCGCATGATGATTTGCATATCGTTGATTTCAAGTATGGAAAGGGGGTTCCCGTCGATGCAGCCAACAATCCGCAGATGAGATTGTACGCCCTGGGCGCCTTATCTGCGTACCAACTGCTGTACCGATTCAAGACGGTACACATGCACATCGTCCAGCCGCGGATCAACAATTTCAGCCGGGAAACGTTAGGCGTCGAAATCCTGAAGGATTGGGCCCATGAAGTGGTCGTACCGAAAGCCCAGGAAGCCGCCGGAGAAAACGGCGGAACGTTCAATCCCGGCGAATGGTGCCGGTTCTGCCGGGCCAAGGCACAGTGCAAGGCCCGGTGCGATGCTTATGCATCCATGGTAGATACCGCACAGGAAAAGCACGATATGACCATGATTACCATGTCGGAACTCGGCGGATACTTGAAAAAGGCAAAACTGCTGAAAGACTGGGCCGATGACTTACAGGAATATGCGCAGTCCTGTGCCATGAAAGGCATCCATGTCCCGGGCTGGAAGCTGGTGGAAGGCCGGGGAAGCCGGGTATTCACTGACATGGATGCGGCCTTCAGCAAGCTGATGGAAAACGGTATCGACGAATCGGTCCTGTACGAACGCGTACCGCTGACACTGGCTAAGACAGAAAAAGCCATCGGCAAGAAACTGTTTGCCGACTTATGCGATGAATTCATCGAACGGAAGCCCGGCAAACCGGCTCTGGTACCTGAATCCGATAAGCGCCCGGCGTTAGATCTTACCCCGAAAGCATCCGATGTTTTTAAACCTATTGACGAAAAAGGAGATAACTAACTATGGAAAACACCAATGTTGTATTAGAAAACGTTCGCCTCAGCTATGTACATCTTTTGAAGCCCTATGGCCGTGACCCGCAAGGCCCGCAGAAATACCAGACGACTATCCTGTTGCCGAAAACGGATACGGCAGGCAAGCAGAAGTTGGATGCCGCCATTGCCGCAGCTACACGTAACGGCTTGAACGGCAAATGGAACGGCACAGCTCCGGCCAAAGTACCTACGCCGATTTGGGATGGCGACGGTCTTACCCAGAACGGGAATCAGTTCGGACCGGAATGCAAAGGCTGCTGGGTGTTCACCGCGTCCAGCGCAGCGGACAAACCCGTTGATGTCGTTGATGCTCAGATGAACCGTATCATCGACGCGACACAGATTTACAGCGGTGTATACGCGAATATCTCGGTCAACTTCTTCCCCTATAATTACCAGGGGAAAAAGGGAATCGGATGTGGCCTCGGTCCGGTGCAGAAGGTTCGCGACGGCGAGCCATTAGGCGGGTCTGCACCGTCGGCTAAGTCCGTATTCCATGCGATCCAGCCGCAGGCGCCGGCATCCCCGGCGGTCAATCCGCTCACGGGCCAGCCCATGTAATCGATATATGTGTCTTTCAGGCGCGTGGAACAACCGCGCGCCTATTTTTATCAAGAGGTGATTTACATGCCGAAACATCTCAGCATCGACATTGAAACGTATTCGGATATAGATATCGGGAAATGTGGGCTGTTCAAGTATTGCGACAGTGAAGCCTTTGAAATTACCTGCCTCAACCGGGCTGGGTACTTAACACCAGCAGACCAGTGGCGCTGTACCATGCTTCATGGTCTGTATCTTGGGTACCCAGCGGGGTTGGCAAATCTGGGTAAAGCCCTGGGCCTGCCAGATGACAAACAGAAAATGGCCGCTGGTAAGGCCCTAATCCGGTATTTCTGTGTGCCATGCAAAGCGACCAAGCGTAATGGCAACCGTCGGCGCAACCTGCCGAAGCACGACCCGGATAAATGGCGGACCTTCAAAGAATATAACGCCCAGGACGTCGTAACCGAGATGGCCGATTACCAGCGACTGCTTGCGTATCCTGTCCCCGACTGGGTGCAGGAGGACTGGGTTATCGACTATGAATTGAACCGCCGGGGCATACAGCTTGATTTGGACCTTGTATACGGCGCTATCCGTATCAATGATGAACACCGCGAAGAGCTGATTCAGCGGGCCATTGCTATCACAGGTCTGAGCAACCCGAACAGCCGGAATCAGTTATTGGAATGGCTCAATGAAAATACGGATCTGAACCTGGAAAAACTGACTAAGGAAACGGTATCAGAATCCCTGCAAGTAGCCAGTGGCGCCGCGGAAGAAGTACTGCGGATCCGCAAGAATCTATCGAAAAGCAGCGTATCGAAGTACCAGGCTATGAAAAGCGCTGTTTGCCACGATCATCGCATTCGGGGCGTCCTGCAATTCTACGGAGCAAACCGTACAGGCCGCTGGGCCGGCCGGCTCGTCCAGGTCCAGAACCTGCCTCATGATGTGCCGCCAGCTATCGACGTAGCCCGGCATCTGGCGAAGACGGGAAACCGCTACGGCCTGGAACTGCTATACGGTGACGTAGCCAGCACTTTGTCCCAGCTGATTCGTACGGCTTTCATCGCTCCCGATGGCGCCATGCTGTGCGTATCAGACTTTTCCGCCATCGAAGCCCGGGTATTGTCCTGGCTGGCTGATGAGAAGTGGCGCATGGATGTTTTCGCCAATAACGGCGACATCTACTGTGCGTCGGCGTCTTCCATGTTCGGCGTGCCTGTCGTGAAACACGGCATCAATGGCCACTTACGGCAAAAAGGGAAGGTCGCAGAACTGGCCCTGGGGTATCAGGGTGGACCAAATGCCCTGATTTCTATGGGCGCCCTCAAGATGGGGCTGACGGAAGAAGAACTGCCGGATATCGTCCGGCGGTGGCGCGCATCGAATCCGCGAATCCAGGATTTCTGGTATGCCGTCGATAATGCGGCTATGTCAGTCATGCAGAACGCCCAGCCCGTAGGATTGCCGCACGGCATCATCTTCAGCCGTGAATGCAATCTAGTGTATGGCTACGACTACTTGACGATAACCCTGCCCAGCGGCCGGCGACTGTTCTACCCGCAGCCCTATATCGCGGATAACCAGTTCGGCCGCCCGGCCATCCATTACCGGACACAGATCGGCGCCAACTGGGTCAGTACATCAACGTACGGCGGCAAGCTCGTAGAAAACATCACCCAGGCCATCGCCCGCGATTGTCTGGCCCTGGCCATCAAGCGGCTGGTACAGCATGGTTATAAACCGCTCATGCACATCCATGATGAAGTCGTCCTGGAAGTGCCCAGGGAAAGCCTGCACGATGACGAAATCGACCGAATCAACGCCATCATGTGCGCACCTATCCCGTGGGCGCCAGGGCTGTTATTAAACGCCGATGGATTTGTCAGCCCGTACTATAAGAAGGATTGAGGAGGGAGCTATATGATTGAAAACAAAGCACGTATTGCCGCCAACGGGGGAACCATTGCGACGTCGGTACTGATTTATATGGCACTTCATGATGATGACGCTCTGCGATTCAGCACGAAACGCCTGAACGCGATTACCGATACCGTGACCACGTACAGCGAAGACATCAACCATAGCGCCGAAAAGTTCATTCTATATCGGAATCGGCTGGACCAATGTGGCATCGATTTTCAGTTGAAGTACGATTTCATCCGGGCCTTGATGAAAGGCTTGAAATTCTCCGGGAAACGGGAGCATATCGGCGCAGAAGCAGGGATAGACGCCACGTATACACTGATACTGCTGGCCGCACACGATATATACGGCCTAGGCAGGACACGCCTGCACCGTATACAGCAGCGAATTAAGGAGTATGCATGGGCCATCAAAGATGGCGCCGTCCATATCTTGGAGTACATGAAATGCCTGGCATGCGAATGTGGGCAAAAATATCAGGTCCTCATGAACTACGAAAAAGAATACGGAGAAATACGCATTTATGGGTAGGAGTGTGATAGATATGAGCCGTTGTACGGTATGGCGATTGATTTTTCTCTACGTCATTATTTTTTGGATTGCATTTTTTGTAGCAGCTGTATATACGCTGAAATAGGAGTCAAATAATGAAATGGGTTAATCCAAATGATGAAATGCCAAAGCGCTATATAACTATCCTGATTGCCATCCAATACCCCCAACATAATCGGGCGTTTACCATTACTACGGGCCTTTATACCGGTGACCGCATGGGATGGTACGCCGATGTCAACGGGAAATACCTGGATACAGAACAGGTGAAATATTGGGCTCCGATTGCGTCCCTGCCCAGGGACTATTAACGAAGCCGAATCAAGGAGGATTGAGAAAATGGCTAATGATATACGGCACCCGGACCACTACACGTGGAAAGGAACCGAATGTAAAACTATTATTGAATCTATGACAAAAGGCCTGAACGGACAGGAAGCCTACTATGTGGGCAATATCATCAAGTATCTGTACAGGTATCCTATGAAGGGAACAGCGCATAAAGATTTACTGAAAGCCCGGCAATATCTCGATTTCCTAATTACGAATCAGGAAGTCCACGACGCAGAAAAGGGAAAAAGGAATGCGTAATGCGAGTTACCCCGATTGGGGGAGGTGTTATTTTGCAGAACGATAGAAAACTGGTCATCAGCGTTGGCGGCAGTCGCAGCTCGAAGAACTGGGTACAGACAGAGATGATGTGGTCGGAGTTCATCGACCGCCTGCGTGTGCCACAGCGGACGCCTGAAACATTTGATGACTACATGAAAATGTCGAAACGGCAGAAAAGCGAACTGAAGGACATCGGCGGTTTTGTCGGTGGATCCCTGCAAGGGACCCGCCGCAAGGCGGCCGCTGTCACGGGGCGCGACCTGGTGACACTGGACATGGACAACATCGCGGCCGGGGAGACGGATAACGTCATCCGCCGCATCGACAGCCTGGGCGCCGCCTATGTCGTGTACAGCACCCGTTCGCACGCGCCATTCCGGCCTCGCCTGCGTGTCATCCTGCCAATCGATAAAACGGTCACAGCAGATGAATATGAACCCATAGCGCGGAAACTGGCCAGTATCATCGGCATCGAGATGTGCGACCCGACCACATTCGATGTGTCGCGACTGATGTACTGGCCCTCGTGCAGTACCGACAGCGTATATGTGTGCCAGCATGGAGATAAACCATTCGTCAGCGCAAAAGGGATATTGGACCAGTACGAAGACTGGCACGATGTACGGACATGGCCGCAAGTACCAGGCAAAGAAATGAAACCGAAAGAACTGCTGGCCCGGCGGGCGGATCCTACGAAAAAAGCGGGCATCGTCGGCGCTTTCTGCCGGACCTATGACATCCGAGGCGCTATCGCCGCATTCATCCCGAATGCCTACGAAGACACGGACAAAGACGACCGTCTGACCTATACCGGCGGGTCTACCGTTGCCGGGGCTGTCATCTATGATGACGGTAAATTCCTGTACAGCCATCACGCGACGGACCCCGTCAGCGGGATGCTGGTCAACGCGTTCGACCTCGTCCGGATGCACCGGTTCAGCGAGGAAGATGCGGATGCTAAAGAGGGTACCCCGGTCAACCGTCTGCCCAGCTACCAGGCCATGAAGCGCCTGGCCATGCAAGATACCGACGTCATGACGGACCTCAATGCGACAGCTCAGCAGCACGCATCCGACGTCTTCAACGCCTTGACAGATGAAGGTAATGCCCCATCTATCAGCTTGGCCCATGATGATGTCAATTGGATGCAGCAGGCGCACCTGGAATATGATCAGAACACCGGGCGCCCGAAAAAAACGATGGACAACATCATCCGAATCCTGAATTTTGACCCGGAACTGGCGGGAAAAATGGCTATCGATGACTTCTCGACGCGTGGCCTGGTCCTGGGCAGTCTGCCTTGGAACGGATGCGAATCCCGGCGGCTGTGGCAGGATACAGATGATGCCGGTGTCGCATGGTATCTGGAAAACCGTTATGGCATCACCGGGCGGGATAAAATCGCCGGCGCCCTGATGCTGGTATCAGAACAGCACCGTTTCAACGAGGTCAAAGACTATTTCCAAAGCCTTAGCTGGGATGGTGTACCACGCGTTGAAACGATGCTGCACGATTACCTAGGCGCAGAGGACAACGCCTATACGCGGGCCGTAGGCCGTAAATCATTGGCGGCGGGCGTGGCCCGTGTCATGACGCCTGGATGCAAGTATGACTATGTGCCGGTATTCTCCGGTCCCCAGGGCATCGGCAAGACGACGTTCCTGAAGACCATCGGCCGGGACTGGCACAGCGACAGCCTGCAATCGTTCCGGGGCAAGGAAGCCGCGGAGATGATACAAGGCATCCTGATCAATGAAATCGGGGAAATGACGGGGTACAGCAAATCCGACGACAACGAGATCAAGCAGTTCCTGTCACGCTGCTATGACGTATACCGCCAGCCCTATGGACGCCATACGGGGCGATATCCCCGTAAAGGGATATTCTTTGGCACCTGTAATGACCACGACTTCCTGAAAGACCCGACAGGGTCGCGTCGATTCTGGCCTGTCGATGTAGGCATATTCAAGCCGGTGAAAAGCATCTGGACCGAACTGCCGGCAGAAGTGGACCAGATATGGGCGGAAGCCGTGCACTGCTGGCAAAACGGGGAACCGCTGTACATGGATACACCAGAGTTGGAATCTATGGCTAAAGCCGAGCAGGACCAGCACCGGGAGGACAACGTCAAGGAAGGGATGATCCGCGATTTCCTGATGCGGCCCATCCCAGAAGGCTATGATGCGATGTCCCTGTCGGCGCGGCGCATGTGGTGGGCCGGGACGGCACAGAACGCGGATAAAGCGACGACGCAGCGGACCAAGACATGCGCCTTAGAGATATGGTGCGAATGTTTTGGCGGAGATCCACGGAATATGAAACGTAGCGACTCCCGGGACATCAACTATGTACTGGCGAGTGTTCCAGGATGGAAGCGAAATAAGAGCCGGCGTCGGTATGGATATTGTGGAGTACAACGTGGATTTGAACTGATACTTATTTAAAATTATGAATTTTTATGCTAATGCCAGGCGTGAACATTCTATGTTAATTATCGAGCATGTTAAAAAGCGTAAAGAACGCTTGATAAAGTTTTAAGAACTAAAGGTAATACTTTAAACGGTTCAAAACTCCATAAACGTGAACAAACTATTGGAATGTTCACACAGAATGTTCACGCCTAACACCGCATTATTACTACGTTTATATCATAAAATACCCTATGTGAACATTAGTTATATATAAAAAGTAAAAAGTAAGAATTAGAGAAGGGTATTGAGAATAAAACATGTTAATTACGCATATATGTAGCCTAATCCTCTAAAATATATATTTTTTATCTATGAATGTTCACGCGGCAAACGCAGAAAAACACTTAGCATACAGTTTTATACAAGGGAGGACTAAACAATGGTATTGGAAAGCAAAATCGAACAGAAATTAGTCAAAGGTATCAAGGCCATGGGAGGCCGGGCTTATAAATGGGTATCGCCGGGGAACACGGGTGTACCGGACCGCATCGTTATTTTTCCGGATGGTAAGGTCGAATTCGTCGAATTGAAGACCGATACCGGGCGGACAACGCCTTTGCAGAAAACCCAGCTGCGTCGGCTGGTGCATCTGAATTGTACGGTCCATGTGCTGTACGGCGAGCAGGATGTCAATGAATATCTGGACATGCATGCTATGCGGTTCGATTGAAGGAGGCGGGCGCTATGAAGTTTATCCCGCATCCCTATCAACAATTCTGTATCCAACAGGTCATCCAAAAGCCGGCCATCGGGCTGTTCCTGGACATGGGCCTGGGTAAGACGGCCATCACGCTGACCGCGGTCAATGAATTGAAGTACGGCCGCTTTCAGGTTCGCCGTATCCTGGTCATCGCGCCGAAAAAAGTAGCCGAAGCTACCTGGCAGCGGGAAGCCGCGAAATGGGATAACCTGAAGCATCTGCGGTTCTCTACCGTTTTGGGCAGTACGACGAAGCGCATCCGGGCGCTGAATACGCCGGCAGATGTGTACGTCATCAACCGGGAGAACGTCGTCTGGCTGGTAGATTATTATAAGAACGACTGGCCCTTTGATATGGTTGTCGTCGATGAGTTCTCATCGTTCAAGAGCCATTCGGCAAAACGCTTCAAAGCCCTGGCGGCCATCCGGCCTCATATCCGCCGTATCGTTGGCCTGACCGGTACGCCATCTCCGAACGGTTTGGCGGACTTGTGGAGCCAGGTTTTCTTATTGGATGGCGGTAAACGACTGGGCCGGTATTATACGCATTTCCGGGAACGTTACTTCGAGCCAGGCCGGCGCAGCCGGGACGTTATCTACGAATACGACCCTAAAGACGGAGCGCAGGACGCGGTCATGAAACAGATTGCCGATATATGCATCAGCATGAAGGCATCGGATTACTTACAGCTGCCGGCCTGCGTCTATGACGATGTGCCCGTGGTCCTGTCGCCGAAAGCCAAGAAGGCCTATCGCGAACTGGAACGGACGATGATCCTGGCCCTGCCGGATGGCGATATCGACGTAACATCGGCGGCAGCACTGTCGAATAAGCTGCAACAGCTGGCCAATGGGGCTATCTATGACGATGATCATGAAGTCCATACCGTGCATGAGTGTAAGATAGAAGCCTTCTTGGAATTGGTTGAGCAGCTGAACGGCCAACATGCCTTAGTGTTCTATAATTTCCAGCACGACCGGGACCGGATGATGGCAGCCTTGAAGAAAACGAAACTGCGCTACCGGGTTTACAAAGATGCCGACGACGAGCAGGCCTGGAACGATGGACAAATCGATTTGCTGCTGGCCCATCCGGCATCGACGGGGTATGGTCTGAACTTGCAGCATGGCGGGCATCACGTCATCTGGTTCGGGCTGAATTGGTCCCTGGAATTGTATCAGCAGGCCAATAAGCGCTTGCACCGGCAAGGGCAGGAATACCCGGTCATCGTACACCATTTGATTTGTGAGGGCACACGTGATGAAGATTTAGCAGAAGCCCTGACGAAGAAGGACGCGGCCCAGGCCTTTGTCTTGAACAGCTTGAAGGCCCGTGTCATTGCCGTGAGAGGAGGCGCCTATGAAAAACAGCGAGGGCTACCCGGACCCGACAGCCGGGAAGGCTATGGCGAATATCCGCAAGGATGACCGCCGGGCCGATTTGGTCTTGCAGATCATCAAAGCGGTCTGCAAGCTGGCCGGGTATCGGATGGTATGTACCCGGCGTAATTTGAAGATATTGGAAATAATCATCAGGAGGCAGTCATGACAGCAAAAGAATACTTGAACCGCATACGCCGGCAAAACTTTATCTTAAAACAAACAGAGCATGAATTGACAGAAATCCGGTCCGACATCCTGACCATCCGGGCCAGCAGCCTGGCCGAGCATGTCAGCGGGTCCAAAAATTCCGACGTCGCTGATAAATACATCCGCCTGGAGCAGTACATGGATAAGGTCAACCATGAATGGGATATCCTGATCAATATGAGGATGGAAGCCAAAGCCATGATCAAGGCCCTGCCGGATCCGCAGCAGCAGGCTGTCTTGTACGCCCGGTACATCAATGGGTTGCGCTGGGAGGCTATCGCCGTTGAGATGGGGTACAGCTGGAAAGGCGTCTTCAAGATACACGGCCAGGCGCTACAGGCCTTTGAACAGGTGCATCATGATGCATTGGCGTCGCGAGTCAGCTAAAAAGTAAAAGAGTACATTGAAGTACACTATCGATGTGAGTATAATAGTAGTATGAAAGTTTGATACAGAGGCAACTATAACCGGTTGCCTCTTTTTTGTTGCCAAAATTCGCGGGTCCTTCTGCCGGAAATTTTCTTCCGCGGCGCTCTCGCACCCCGAAAAATGGCTAGTTTTTTTGATTTTTTGGACCTCTTCCTTCTTAAACGGACATTTGGCAGGTGATTGTATTGGCTAGACGTACACGCAAAGTGATAATGGGATCGGCCCAGGATTTGGCGGAGCTGTTGCGGATTACGTCGCGGCGGGTAAACCAACTGGCAGGGATGCACATTTTAACTCGTGACGAGGAAAACCGATATGATTTGCCGTCCAACATCGATGCGTATTTCAAATATAAGTACACCTCGCAAGAGGATGTTGACTATGGCCGGGAAAAGGCGATGCATGAAGCGGCTAAACGCCGCCTGGCAGAGCTGGAACTGGCGAAAAGGAATAATGAAGTCCATGAAGCAAAGGACGTCGAATTTGTCATGACGGATATGCTGACAAATCTGCGGTCACAGCTGTTGGGTATTCCGGCCAAAATGGCGCCGGTACTGGCAGGGCAGACAGAAGCATACATCATGCAGTCTTTGACCGATGAAATCCAATCCCGATTGACAGAGCTGTCTGACTATCGCCCGGACATGTTCGCAGAAAAGGAGGCCGCCGATGGAAGCGAAAACGATTAAACTTTTCCAACGCATTGCGGCTAATTCATTGCGGCCGCTCCCGAATCTCACCGTATCCGATTGGGCAGACCGATACCGTATGCTGTCTAGTGAGTCGTCGGCAGAGCCAGGGCGATGGCGTACTGACCGGGCGCCGTATCAGAAGGCCATCATGGATGCTTTTACGGATTTGGACGTCCGCCGGGTGGTCGTCATGTCGTGCAGTCAGGTAGGCAAATCTGACATCATGAATAACGTCATCGGACGGTTTGCCCATTTGGCGCCGGCGCCTATTTTGATGATTCAGCCGACCGTTGATATGGCACAGGATTATTCAAAGTCGAGAATTGCGCCTATGATCCGCGATACGAAAGTACTGCGGGACATTTTTCAAGACGTTAAGAGCCGGGAATCCGGGAATACTATCCTCAGTAAGCTTTTCCCCGGCGGCAGGCTTATCATGGGCGGTGCCAACAGCCCAGCTGGGCTGGCATCCCGTCCTATTAAAATCCTGCTGGCTGATGAAGTGGACCGGTTCCCGGATTCGGCCGGCACAGAAGGCGACCCTGTTGATTTGGCGGCAAAACGTATGACTACGTTTTGGGACAGGACAATGGGGCTGTTTTCGACGCCTACGAATGCCGGGGAATCACGTATCGAAGTCGAGTACATGACGGGTACACAGGAAGAGTGGCAGCACCGGTGCCCGAATTGCGGAGAATATCATCTGCTGACACATCGGAATATGGTCATGGATACAGAAACGGTTGAAGATGGCCGGAAAAAAGAACATGTTCACGTTAAAGCCGTGTCCTGGCGGTGCCCGGATTGCGGCTTTACCTTTTCCGAATCAAAAATGCGGAGGCAGCCGCAGAAGTACGTGGCAAAGAACCCGACAGCTATCAAGAATCATGTCCGTAGTTTTTTCGTCAACTGCTGGGCGTCCCCGTGGATTTCATGGGCCGATGTCATGCAGGAATGGGTTGATGCAAAAGGGGATCCGGAGCGCGAAAAAGTCGTCATCAATACGCGGTTTGGTGAACCCTATGAGCAGACACGGAGCTATGAGGATGTTGATAAGCTGCTGGCCCGGCGGGAACCTTATGATGCAGAACTGCCGGACGGCGTACTGCTGCTGACCGCTGCTGTTGACGTCCAAGACAACCGGCTCGAGTATGAGATTGTTGGCTGGGGCGACGGTGAAGAATGCTGGGGCATCAAGAAAGGCATCATTTTAGGATCCCCCGACACAGCCGCTGTGTGGAAGCAGCTGGATGAACAGTTGGACCGGGAATATCAATTTGCCGATGGTACAGGCTTGCTGGTTGCCCGGGCGTTCGTGGACTCCGGCGGCCACTACACCTCAGAGGTGTACGGGTATAGTCTTACGCATTTAGCGCGTCAGCGGTTCGCTATTCGCGGCTCGTCTACGATGGGCGTCCCGATTATCCATAAGTATTCTAAGGTTACAGCCTACCGGGGGCGGACGATTCCCCTGGTACTTATCGGAACTGACAGCGGGAAACAGCATATTATGGACCGCCTGGCCGTTGACGTGCCGGGGCCCCGGTATTTCCATTTCCCCCTTGATAAGCCAGAGCAGGATGCCGTTAATGAGGTGCTGTGGAACCGAGGCTATGATGAGATTTACTTTCGCGGGCTTACGTCAGAGGAAAAAGTTCCGCAGAAGCGGAACGGTCGGATTGTCTATCGCTGGAAAAACGTTGCAAAGGACCACCGAAATGAACCGCTCGATTTACGAGTATATAACCTGGCTTGCCTGGCGTCTATTTCTCCTGACTTCACGAAGCTGAAAGCACTGATGACAGGGACCCCGGCTGAGCCTGATACCCGTAAAAAGCGGCATAGACGGCCTAGATTTGGAGTAATAAAGCGAGGGATTGTATGAGTACGGTATTGAATAACCGGCTGAAGCAGTACGTAGCGGCCGAAACAGCGATTTTGTCAGGGGGCCAGTCCTATAAAATCGGGAACCGAACACTGACGCGGGCTGATTTAGCGGAAATCCGCAAAGAAATCAGCGCGCTGTTGTCTGCCGGGGCTACCCTTGATGGTGCATCCGGCGATGTCCCATCCCGGGCGCGGCAGGTCGTTTTGCGTGATTAGGAGGCAGTATGAGTAAACGTAAGCATAAAAAGCGCGCCCGGCAGCCGACCGGGAGCGCCGGTGTCAAGATTACCAATACTGGCTATAGCGAAGGCGGTGCCAGTCGGACCCATGCGGCCTTGCGTGGCTATAATCCGCTAAAATCGTCGGTCCGGTCCGACGTAGACGCAAATCTGAACACGCTGCGCAATCGGTCATCAGATATGTATATCAATTCGCCGATTGGGGCCAGTGCCATCAATACGAATCGGGCGAATGTCATCGGAGCAGGTCTGCAAGTGATTCCTAAGATTGACTATAAGCTGCTGGGGATGACCGTCGAAGAAGCTAAAGCGTGGCAGCATAACACACAGCGGGAGTTCAACCTATGGGCGGAATCCGTACAATGCGACCTGTACCGTAAACATTCGTTCTATGATATGCAGGATATTGCGTATTTGTCGTATCTGGTGGATGGGGACGCGTGGGCGGCTATCAAGTACCGCAGACCGTCGCCGGGGATTCCTTACTCGACACGTATCCAATTGTTCGAGGCGTCTCGTGTCTGCAATCCGGGCTCCATGGCAGCCTACAGTAATTCCGACAGTATGACCGTAGAATGCCGGAACCCGGACAACGGCAACCGCATCGTTAACGGTGTCGAAATCGACGTGGATGGTGCTGTCGTAGCTTATTGGATTGCGAATCGGGTTCCATATGATCCGACAAACAATTCCCAGCGCCTGGAATGGTCACGTGTCGAAGCTTTCGGGCGCCGTACAGGGCGACCACTGATATTGCAGGTATCTCACGAGGAACGGCCAGAGCAGTATCGTGGCGTCCCGTATTTAGCCCCGGCTATCGAGGTGTTGAAGCAGGTTAGCCGCTACACAAATGCAGAACTGTCGGCGGCTATTATCAAATCGTTTTTTACCCTGTTCTTTACGTCTAGTGGTACCACGAATGACCTGGGCGATGTGCTGAATGAAACCTATGGGCCTGCTGAACAAATCGATCCTGATGATTTACGGCGTATTGAAATTGGTCCGGGGACTTTGAATTTACTGCCCAGCGGCGTCGATGTGAAAGCTGTCGATGGCAGCCGGACACAATCGACATTTGAAGCGTTTACCAATTCACTGATTGCTCAAATCGGGGCGTCCCTGGGCATCCCGTCAGAGGTCCTTATGAATCGCTTCCAGTCGTCGTATAGTGCGGCCAGGGCAGCGCTGTTACAAGCGTCGGCTATGTTCCGCACGCGGCGTACGTGGTTTGCCCGAGACTTTTGCCAGCCTATATATGAAGCCTGGCTGACAGAAGCTATCGCTATCGGCCGGATCCGGGCGCCTGGTTTTGGCATGGATCCACTGATTACGAAAGCCTGGGCCGGTGCGAACTGGTATGGTCCGGTCATGGGTATGCTGGACCCGGTGAAAGAAGTCAACGGGGCCGCGCTACGCGTGAAATACGGCTTTTCTACGGCAGAAAGGGAAGCAGCTGAACTGACAGGCAGTAATTATGACGATAATGTCGATCAGATTGCGTCGGAGCGCGCTGTATGGGTTAATAACGGCATGAATTATCCGAAAGCGGATAATACGGAAGCGCAGGATACCGGCGAAGGGGGTGATACAGGTTGAAATCGAAATCTTTTTGGAATTTCCAGGATTCCGCGGATAACGAACGCGCGGAGTTATATATCTATGGGCCTATCGTGTCGCAGTCCCGTTGGTGGGATGATACGATAGATGCTAAGAATTTTGCCGACGACCTTCAGGCTTTGCAGGGGCGGGATATTACGGTCCGTATCAATTCTCCCGGCGGCGATGTTTTTGCGGCGCATGCTATCCATAATCAGTTAATCGCATACCCTGGCGCCGTAGATGTCGTCATTGACGGGATCGCCGCGTCAGCAGCTACTATTATTGCTATGGCCGGTGGACGCATTACCATGCCGACGAATTCAATGATGATGATTCACAATCCCGCAGTCGGACTGGAAGACACGTACACGGCTGAAGAGCTGGACCATTATGCTAATGCCTTGCGGGCTGTCCGTAAGTCGATTGTGGCGGCTTACATGAAGCGCGCCAGTGTAGGGCAGGCAAAAATTGAATCGATGATGGACGCCGAGACATGGCTGACAGCCGAAGAATGTCTGAGTATGGGCTTGGCAGATGCTATTGACGGTAGTATCCCGTCGATGCTTGACGGGGATGAGCTTATCGTAAATTCTTTGCGTGTGGATACTACGAATTACAAGAATAAAAAGGGGCTGGCGCATTGCGTGAACAAGCCAGCACCGAAACATAAGGAGGCAGGAACATTGACAAAATTTGAAGAGCTTTTGAACGCCATCGGGTTACATATTGACGATATTGATGGATGTCGGATGGTAGACCCGAAAGATGTAGAATCAAATAACACAAAGCCCGCATCAGCACCGGTAGACGCAGATAAAGTGGCGGCTGATGCCGTTGCCGCTGAACGGCGGCGCGTAGCTGCGCTTGATGCTATGGCGGACGGGAATCCGACAGTTGCCGCTATTATCGATACGGCTAAGCGCAATGGGCAGACCGCGGAAGATGTACAGTGCTACGTCGATGCGGTTAAGGGCATTAAGAACGCTGCTCAAACACAGCTCCAGAACATGCAAGCCGACGCGGTCATGGGCGGCGCTGACAGCATCGCTCCGGGTAACGTCAGCGATAAAGCAAATGATGACGGTATTATGGACGCCATTGCCAATGCAATGGGCGTAAAAGGAGGAAAATAGTCATGGCAGAATACGTAACTACGACACCGGGTGTACACTATGATGACCTTATCGGCAGTACCGGGGTCTCTATTGTTACACAGAATGTAGCTGTCAGTGCCGGGACTGCAATGGAGCGCGGCACATTGATGACGATTACCAGCGGGACCGCGGCTGCTACGGCTAAGGCCGGTCATGCTGATGCTATTTTAGCCGCGCCGGTATCTACGACGGATACAGCGGCGACAGTATATGTTAAAGGCATGTTTAATCGGGAAAAAATCATTGTCGCTGACTCTGATACGGTAGAGGCTCATGAAACAGAGCTGCGCGACGGCGGCATTTATCTTACCAGTTTGAAAGGCTAGAGGAGGCATAAAAATGAACTTTGACGATACTAGAATGCTGCTTGGCGCAGTAGAGCGTGCGTATACGCCGTCTACTACGCTGGTAGATGTATTTTTTCCGAATATCCAGGTATTTTCTACGGCAATCGTAGATATGGAATTTCGTAAAGGTAGCCGATTAATGGCGCCGTTCGTCGTTCCTGGCGGTAAAGGCATCAATATGGCGCGTACTGGTTCTACAATCCGCTCGTACCGGGCGCCGTTGATGCGTCCGAAACGCATCATTGAACCGGCAGATATTCTTATTCGTGGTTTTGGCGAGTCGGAATACAGTACAAAGACACCGGAACAGCGCGCTGCTGAAATCCGCGGTCGTGATTTGTCAGAACTTATCGATATGTGTGTCCGCCGCCAGGAATGGATGGCGGCTCAGCTGCTGCTTAACGGCGAGTATGACGTAGAAGGGCTCGCCGACGATGGCAGTAAAGCACATGTGGATACGATTTCTTTTCCTGATTTTACCAATAAAACCACGTTATCGGGGTCAGGCACATGGGATAACGCCTCGGCAGATATTATCGCCGATTTGGATAAGGTATCTCAGAAAATCCGCCGCGAGGCAGGCATGGTACCGACGATGGCCATCTGCTCCAGCAACGTCGCCAAGTACATCGTCAACAATGAAAAGCTGAGACAGTATATGCTGATTCCCAGCCGGGATAACATGGCGCTTATGAGCATTCAGCCGCAGTTCGTCCGTCCGGAATTGCTTCGGGTCGGGTACGTGTCGGCATTATCCTTGGAAATCTACGCTTATGATGGCGGCTATAAGAATGATAAAGGCGAATTCGTGCCCTATATCCCGGATGATTATATCATCGTAGGCATTCCAGGTCGTGGTAAGCGCTTATTTGGGGCTATTACACAGGTCGAATCGGATGGCCAGTATCATACGTATGACAATGCATATGTTCCGAAAGTCTTAGCAGACGCAGAGCATGATCATACTAGCCTTACTATGTCTAGTCGTTGCGTTTTGTGCCCGGAATTCCTCGATGACTGGGCTGTTATTAAAGTCAAATAGGAGGCTGCTATGAAGATTCTTGTTGCTAAATTTACACTAGTATACAACGGGGCAGAGTACCCGGCTGGCAGCGTTGTCGATGTGCCGGATGAAGTGGCGGCGGATCTGCTGGCGTCGGCGCCTAAGGAATTTGTACAGGTATCCGTGGATGAAATGGGTCAATCTGATAGTGCGGCATCGGCGGATACCCCTCAGGAAGGGCTTCCGCCAGTTGATGCGGCTAAGCTGCGGAAAAAATGAGCGGCTTTAAAGACCAGGTAGCCGCGGATTTGGATGTTTTCATTAATTCAGATGAATTTGCAGAAGAACATGACCTGAACGGTATGACCGTAAGAGCTGTAGTGCAGAGCCCTACCAGCCAGGAGCGTTGGATTAACGGAGTGAACTACAGCATCTATGACGGCGTGTCCGGAGAATCCTATACCGTATACTGTCGAAAAGCCGATTTGATGGATGTCCCTCTCTCTGATCCGCGGTTCGCTGAGGATAGCAGTCAGCTTTTGCCCGTTCATGGGCAGCGATTCGACTTAGACGGTGTTATTTGCATTGTAGATTCAGTGACGGACGATATGGGAATCCTGACGATTGAGCTTCATGCGGAGGTGACGTAGATGATTAGCATTGAACTGGACGACGCCAGCCGAGTGCATGTGGAATCCATTTTACAGCGGTTCATGAATACAGGGAAATTATCTACGGCTATTAAACAGTCATCTCGCCGGGCGGCTATTACAGCCCGTAAAGCCGGAGCCCAGGAAATCCGCAACACGTACACGATGAAAGCCGGGACTATAAAGAGTGCGACTTCACTGAGTACGGAGGCATGGGGGACAACGCTGCATGTCAGAGGCCCGGAGGAGCCAGTTACGAAGTATAAGGCAGCCAGACGTAAAAAAGGCATTTTCGTGTCCATCAAAAAAGGCAGCGGCTCCATCGTACCCCGGTCATTCGATATGACAGGCCGCGGATTCGTTGCCCGTGAAGGGAAGCCCCGCCATCCTGTTACTGGGCTGTTCGGGCCGGCTGTTCCGCAGCTGTACGGCAATCCAGACGTTGTATCCCGGATGACACAGGAAGGCATGAGCATGTACGAAAAGCGGCTGTTACATGAGCTGGAACGGTTGGCAGGTGGTTAAATGGTAGCTGTTGATGTATTAGAGGACTTGCAAAAGTTCTTGACAAAAAAGATGACGGCATATAGCGGGCAGGATGTATCTGGGGAGGATATCCGCTGCTTTACGGGTTACCTGCCACGCGTTCAGACTGCCGCGATAAAGGAAAAGCTATGCCCGGCTGTCGTTGTCGGGTACTCCGGAGTCATGGACCGGACGGATGAATCTATCGTATCCGTAGTCATATCCGTTGTGACTCGTGACCCGGATATGCTGTATGGTGCCTATGGGCTGTTCCACTTATTGGAGTATATCCGGTGCAGCCTGCTGGAAGCTAATCCAGTCTGTGATAAGTATGATGTGAAGAACGGCACCATGGAAACATCTGTACCCGACGATCAGCCGTATCCGCATTGGTGGGGGCGTATCGATTTCGAGGTGCATATCCCACAGCCCGCACGCATCAATCCATTTTTGTTAGGAGGGCCAGAGCATGGAGGAAAATAACGAAGTCATGAGCCAAGAAATCACAGATACCGTTACTACAGGCACCGCCGCAAGTATCGGCCCAGTGATTTATATTGGGCCTGGCTTTAAAGATTCCCGGTTGAATCATGGCATGATTTTTGCGCAGGGAATCCCAGAACCAGAAGCGAATGATGACGTATTGAAGCATTTGTTTGTTACGCCGTCAGAGCTGAATCAGGCTATGAATGACGTAGCCATAAAAGGCACTGCCCTGAATACGTTCTATCAGGAAGCAGTCAAGCGTAAAAAAGGAGGTAAGTAAGGATGGCATTTTTTCACGGCATTAAAACATCGGAGATTGATACGGCTGTTGTGGCGACTGCGCAAACGACAGCTGGCCTGCCCGTTGTTTTTGGTACGGCGCCGGTGCATTTAGCAGAAGAGCCGAAAATCAATGAGCCTGTCATCTGTTACAGTTGGTCAGAAGCGGTGAAGCACTTAGGCTATCATGAAAATTGGGATCGCTATACACTCTGTGAACCTATGTACGCCGAATTTAAATTGTTTGCTGTAGCGCCTGTTGTATTCATCAACGTATTGGACCCGTCAAAGCATAAGAAATCGGTGTCAAGTACAGCCATTACTGTATCTAATAGAACAGCAACTATTCAAGCCGATGTCATTTTAGATTCGCTGACCGTATCCGCGGCGTCGTCCGGATCCGCGGCAAAAGCTGGTACGGATTATACGGCAGCATATGACGACGACGGTAACGTTTTGATTACGACGCTGAAAGATGGCGCGTTGGCGGACGCCAGGACTATCTATGTCGCCTATGATGCGGTAGACCCTACGATGGTAAAAGACGCGGATATCATCGGTGGCGTTGGCAGTAACGACAGCATTACCGGACTTGAACTGATTGATATGATTTATCCTAAGTTTAACTTAGTACCGGGGCTTTTAGCTGCCCCCGGCTGGAGCCAGCACCCTGAAGTGGCTGCTGTTATGGAGGCTAAGAGCAAGAAGTTCAACAGCCTATTCAGCTGTACGGTTCTGGTTGACATTGATACGACTCAGGTTAAATCATACAGCGGGTGCAATATGTGGAAAACCGGTAATGGCTATACGCATAACAATGAATACGTAGGCTGGCCCATGGGTCGTATTGGCGACCATTGCTATTATATGTCCACACTGGCTATGGGTCGCATCGGTCAGACCGATGCCGCTAATGACGATGTTCCCTATGAATCCCCGTCGAATAAGACGCTGCCAATTACTGGGCTTTGCCTGAAAGACGGTACGGAAGTCATGCTGGACTTGTCCCGAGCAAACCTGCTGAACAGTCAGGGCATTGTTACGGCGCTGACGTCTCCTGCTGGCTGGGTATTGTGGGGCAACTACACCGGGGCATTTCCTAGCACGACGGATCCGAAAGATGTCTTTCTTTGTGTCCGCCGCATGTTCGACTGGGATGATACCGTTTTTATTTTGACGTACTGGAATCGCCTTGATAAGCCCGGTAAGCCACGCAACATCAAGACAATCCTCGATTCAGAACGTATCCGGTTGAACGGCTTGATTGCCCGGGAATACATCTTAGGTGGCAGTATCGACTTCCTGGAAGAAGAAAACCCGGTAACGGATCTTGAGGCAGGAATCTTCCGCTTCCACAAAAAACGGACGCCGCCAGTTCCAATGCAGGAAATCGATAGCATTTCTGAGTATGATACATCCGCTTTTGCGGCATTGTTTGAATAACAGGGGGTGAGGTTACGTGGCTGATGTAAATAAGATGCCTGAAGTGCTTAATGATTTTCGCGTCTACGCAGAATCAGGGAGTACTTTGTACGGCGTTGCAAAACTGGAATTGCCTGACTTCAAATCCATCACGCAGACCATTAAAGGCGTCGGCGTCGGCGGTGAAATCGAAGCGCCGGTATTAGGGCAGTTTGAATCGTTGGAAACAAAAATCACGCATAACATTAATAGCGACTGGAATCTGAGCCTAGTCGGCGGTCAGGCTGTTGCACTGGAGGCACGGGGCGCTAATCAGTACTGGGATAGCGGTGCCAACAAGTATATTATGGATACAGTCCGCGTTGTCATCCGTGGTCGATCTAAAGCCATGTCTGGCGGTTCCTGGGAGCCAGCCAGCACGGTCGATGCGGACAACACTATCGAAACGACGTATATCAAGTACGAGGTTAACGGGAAGACCATGCTTGAAGTCGATAAGTATGCGTATAAGTTCGTTGCAGGAGGCGAGGATATTATGCAGCCTATCCGCGATGCGCTTGGTTTGTAAGGTAAGGAGGCTAAGTCATGAAGAAAGAAGCAAAAGTTGTTGATGCAGAAATCGTCGAAACATCGGATAAAGCGGTAGCTGTTCCGGCAGATCAAATCATTGATTTGTCCCGGGCGCTGCCCGATGGCAGGACGTCGCTCGTTCTGGATTTTGATAAAGTCACAGGTTATACGCTGTTGCGTTGTGAGAAGGCGGCTAAAAAAGATGACGCCAGTATCGTTGTGCCGGCGCTGTCCCAGGTTTACCAGGCGCATGTTGCAGCTATCGCGGCAGATGTGAAATACGATGACATTTTAGCATTGTCCGCAAAGGACTTCACGGCCGTTATGATTAAGACACAAGGTTTTTTACTCGGTACGGGTTCGCAGGGCCAAGCGGACTAACAGGGCAGCGGCTTAGGCTGAACGTTTTACGCATGGCTAAGTATTCGCACACGCCTATCAGCTTTTTTATGAGCTTATCAATAGATGATCTTTATGGGTGGATGGACACGGTAGCCGGAGAAATCGACCGACAGAACCGTGAAATCGAGCGCCAGGTGAAAGGAGGCGGCCGCCATGGCTAATCGGGTGCTGGAAATGGCAATCGCAATCAAAGGGCAGCTGGATGGCAGTGTAGGGAGCACAATGTCTCAGGCGGTCGCTCATGCGAAGCAGCTGCAAGCCCAGATTCGCGCGGCAAACCGGGAAATGGCAAGCCTGCAAAAACAGGCGGCTAAACAACAAGGCAGTAAGGGCTACGTTGAGTACGATACCGAACTGGCTATGCTCCAGGCTCAGGCTCAAAAAAACTCAGCTGCTAAAGAATATGAAGCTACTATGGACCGTGTCAATGCCAAGCAGAAGGCGTCCGCCAATTTGTCTCAAGCCGTTAGTAATTTAAAGGCGGGGGCCGTGGCGGCTACGGCTATGGCGGCTCCTTTAGGACTAGCCGTGAACGAGGCTATTAAGTTCGAGGCGTCCATGGCTGATGTGCGTAAGACCGTTGATTTTGATACGCCTCAGCAGTTCAAAGAAATGGGCGACGACATTCTGCGGATGTCCCAGGAAATGCCGATGTCGGCCGAAGGTATCGCGAAAATTGTTGCCGCCGGCGGGCAGGCAGGTATCGCGCGGGATGATTTGAAGCAATTCGCGACTGATGCCATTAAAATGGGTGTAGCCTTCGACATATCGGCAGAGCAGGCCGGCGATATGATGGCCAAGTGGCGTACAGCCTTTGGCATGGACCAGGGGCAGGTCGTCCAGCTGGCCGATCAGGTAAACTACCTGTCGAATACGACAGCTGCCAGTAGTGACTCTATATCCGACATTGTAACCCGCGTTGGGCCCCTTGGACAGGTTGCCGGCATTAGCGCATCACAAATCGCAGCTGTCGGTGCATCGATGGCATCGGTAGGGGTTGAGTCAGATGTAGCGGCTACGGGTATTAAAAATATGGCGCTAGGGCTGGTTGCTGGCGCTGGTGCTACGAAATCCCAGCAGGAGGCCTTTGCGCAATTAGGGCTGTCCGCAGAAGACGTAGCAAAGCGGATGCAGACCGACGCACAAGGAACCATCATCGATGTGTTGTCCCGGATTAAAGAGCTGCCGAAAGAGATGCAGGCGTCTGTACTAAGCGATTTGTTCGGTAAAGAGTCTATCAATGCAATTGCGCCGCTGTTGACACAGCTCGATAATTTAAAGGATAACTTTAATAAGGTGGGCGACGCATCGCAGTATGCTGGGTCCATGGATGCAGAATACCAGGCACGGGTAGGGACTACCGCTAATCAGTTGCAATTAGTCAAAAATAACCTGGCGGCATTGGCTATCAATATCGGGAGCCTGCTCTTGCCCGCGGTTAGCGCTGTCGCTGGCGGGCTTGCCAGGGCTATGGGCACGGTAGCGTCTTTTATATCAGAGCATCAAACATTGGCCGCAGTCATTATGGGTACCGTCGGCGCCATTTTGGCGCTGACCCTGGCCGCGCTGACTATCCGTGCTGCTGTAGCCTACTACAAATATATGGCTGCCACCATCAACATGGTAAGAGATGCTCACGTGGCAGCGACAGTTGCATCAAAAGCCTCTGCGGCATCTACAATGATCGCTGGGGCTGCGCAACGCGCCTTTGCTGTAGGCGCCCGTATGGCTGCGGCTGCACAGATGGCATTGAACGTGGTCATGGCAATGAATCCGTTTATTTTAATAGTTCTCGCCATTATGGCCGTTGTGGCCGTATTGATTTACCTATGGAATACAAATGATAACTTCCGCGCAGCATGCATCGCGGCGTGGGAGGCCATCTGTAATGCCGTATCGTCAGCGTGGGCAGCCATATCGTCAGCGGCTTCGGCAGCATGGGCCTATATTACTGGTGCCATATCCAGCGCGTATAGCTTTATCGTTGGCGTTTTTGATTCTATTATGGCAGTAGCTGTATCTGTTTGGGATGCCGCTGTCAGCGCTACACAAAGTGCCTGGGATAGTATTACGTCAGCCGTAAGTCAGGGCGTACAGTGGTGCATCGATAAGTGGAACGCTTTGAAAGAAGCACTGTCTCATCCAATCGATGCTATCGTGAACTTTATCAAAGGCGGCGACAGCGATGCCGCATCCGCAGCCGGGCAGTCCGCCCGTGGCGGTATTTTTAGCCATCCTTATTTGACCTGGGTTGCTGAAGCTGGCTATCCAGAGGTCATCGTCCCGATTACACATGATGCAAATGCCTATGGGCTGTGGGCGAAGGCCGGCCAGATGCTAGGGATTAACCCGAGCATGCCGACTGTTTCCAGGGTTCCACCGTCTGCGGTGCCCAGCGGCTCTGCTAACATCAATTTTGCGCCTACTATTAATATACAAGGCGCCGATGCCAAGCAGGATGTATCTCAAGTGCTTGAACAGAAAATGCGGGAATTTGATCGCATGATGCGACAATGGTTTTCTGATCGGAGGCGGTTGAGCTTTGACTAGTATATACCATACAATTCAGGGCGATATGTGGGACCTAATTTCATACCGCGTGTACGGCTCTGAAAAGTACGTAAAGATTCTGCTGGAGGCGAATCCGGCATACCGGAATATCGCGATTTTTCCGGCAGATATAGATATCATTTGCCCGGTAATACCCTCGTCTGAATCTAGGGTACTACCCCCATGGAAGCGGTGATTTAAATGGCATTATTGCAATCAGTGCAGTCTACGGTGAAAAAATTGGAAGCCCAGGCCAAGGCCGGTGTCGTAGCACAAGAGCACTTAGGACGAAGAGCATGGCTGCAAGTGACCTATAACAGTAAAGACATATCCGAAGCGCTGGCGCAGTATTTAATTAGTGCCAGCTATACAGATAATTTGTCCGGGCAGGTCGATGACGTGTCGCTTACTTTAGAGGATAAAGCCGGGCTGTGGCAGTCCGATTGGATGCCCGTAAAGGGGGCAACATTGGATATAACGCTGTGTACCTATAACTGGCAAGGGCTGTATGATGGCGAATTCGACACGACTTTGGGGACCTTTGAAGTTGATGAAATCGAGATGACGAGCGCGCCTGATGTCGTTAATATTAAAGCTGTCGCTATCAGCGTAGGAGACGATAGTACATTGCGAAGTACGTTGCGGTCGAAGACGTGGGAAAACATATCGGTCAGAAAAGTGGCCAATGACATCGCCTGGGAAAATGGCATGAAGCTGTTTTGGGACTGCGATGATAATCCCGATATTGACAAGCTGGAACAAAATGATGAATCGGATTTGTCGGTGCTCCAGAAGGTTTGCGATGACGCCGGATTTGCTCTGAAAATCACAACGGATACTATTATTGTCTTTGACGAGGCGAAATATGAACAGGCGGAACCGGTTATCGAAATTTATCATCCCGGAACAAACACCATTGCGGACGTTGCTGAAGCGGATGGCACGCCCACACCGGACCGGATTTTTCATAGCACCGGCTACTCGTTCAAAACTAAGATCCGCGATGTCTATAAAAAGTGCCACATAAAATACACGAATGATCAGGATAAATCCGTTATCGAATCCACTTTTACTGATCCTAATAAATCCAACGGGGCTACTTTAGAAATCCATCAGCAGGTGACGTCACAGGCTGAAGCTGATCGCCTGGCAAAGAAAAAACTGCGCGAAAAGAACCGGGATGAATGCACCGGGTCGTATAGCCTGGACGGTTGTCAGTTCTTATGTGCAGGGGAAACTATCGAGATGATTGGATTTGGCGTATTTTCTGGGCGGTATATAGTCACGCAGGCGAAGCACGATATCAGTGGCAGCGGCTACGCGACCAGCATTGATGTAAGGAGGTGCCTGATTGGATACTGAATATGCTATTTATCGAATCCTATCCAGGATGGTCCGGGTAGGGCTGGTGTCCACGGTGAACCCAAGCGATGCTACAGTACGCGTAGTATTTCCGGATCATGATAATGTTGTATCGCCGCCGCTGAAAGTACTCATGCGAGGCAGTAAGGCGACAAAGGACTTTTGGATGCCCGTTGTAGATGACCTTGTGCTTTGCGTGTTCACGGCAAACGGCGGCGGTAAAGGTGCAGGGGCAGGGTATGTTATTGGCACTATTTATAACACCGTAGACGCGCCGCCTTCGGGTGGTACCCGGGTGCTGAACGTGCCCGATGATCTTGTCATTAATTGTGGAAGCATAGCCGTTAACGCAGGCGGTGGAGACGTTACCGTTAATGGTATATCCCTTGTAAGCCACACTCATGGCGGGGTAACTCCAGGCGGTAGCAGCACTGGCAAGCCACAGTAAGGAGGTGATAGCGTGTACATAGGGTACTTTGGAACAGTTATCTTTTGTGTAGCAGAACACTATCTTGTTACTCCAGATGAGGTTGAACGGTCTGGAGAGGCCCGTTGGCAGTCGCACGACGTTATTTTAAAGAAGCCGGTGCCGCAGTTCATCGGGCCGGGGCAAGAAGAGCTGTCTTTTAAACTGCACTTGATGACACTTTATAATGCTGCTCCGGCTAAGCAGCTGGCTAAGTTACGCGCAATGCGTGATAATGGTATCGTCTGTCCGCTCATAATCGGCGGCGTCCCTGTGTCACAAAATTACTGGTACCTGGAAAGCCTGGATGAAACTGAGGCCATATATAATGCTTACGGGAAAATTATGTCCATTACGGCGAATGTAAAGCTGAAAGAGTACGATACTACGAATACTGATGAAGAATCAATGGTGAATAAAGTTGGCAGGGCCTATAATGCGCTGACCACCCTGTTTGGCAGAGGAGGGCTGTAATGTGCAATACGTAATTACAACAAAAGATCCTACAACCATTAATATGGCACCGAAAACTGAGGCCGAAGAAGTTCTGCAAAACATACGGACTATCTTAGCGACGGCTAAGGGAGCAGTTCCGCTGGATCGTGAGTTTGGCCTGGATGGCACGATTATCGACTTACCGGTCTCGTTAGGCAAGGCGAAGCTGACGAATGAAATCTTTCAGGCTGTCAAGCGCTATGAGCCACGAGTTATTATTGACAGTATCAGCTTTTCAGGTGACGTATCCGGTAAAATTATCCCTAAGGTGGTGATTACCTTATGAAATTAGTCGATTTGCCAGACATCGAGTTTGTCGATGCAGACGCTGAGCATGTGAAGGCCGCTCTTTTCGCGGACTATATAAGCATAACCGGTCGAACGCTAGCTCAGGGCGATCCGGTACGACTTTTCTTGCTGGTCGTCGCCGAAGCTTTTATCCGGCTACTGAATAACCAGAACTACGTCGGCAAGCAGAATTTACTGCGCTATGCAACTGGGGATAATCTTGATCACCTAGGGGCACTGACTGACACAACGCGCATACCGGCATCGGCCGCAACGACAACGCTGCTGATTACGTTGGCAGCTAAACGCGAACAGGAAACCATCGTAAAAGCCGGAACGCGTGTAGCGACGGACAGCGGTATTTATTTCGCAACCAACGACGATGCGGCCGTCCTGGCCGGGAACATGACAACGACGGTAAAAGCAGCATGCCAAACTGTCGGCACAGTCGGAAATGGGTTTCTCCCAGGCGAAATAAAATCCATAGTTGATCCGGTGGCTTATGTGGCTTCTATCGTCAATACGACGACCAGCGCAGGCGGCGCCGATGAAGAGTCAGATGACGACTATCGAGAACGCATCCACGAAGCGCCGGAACGTTTTTCTACAGCGGGGCCGACAGGGGCTTACGAGTATTGGACGAAGTCGGCTAACAGCGGCATCATCGACGTTGCCGTAACCAGTCCCAGCGCCGGTGCCGTTGAAATACGGCCGCTCATGACAGGCGGGACACTGCCGGAGCAGGAATTACTGGACGCGGTAAAAACGGTAGTATCTGCGGATAAAGTACGTCCACTGACCGATAACGTATCGGTCGTCGCACCAGATGCGGTATCCTATGATATTACCCTGACCTATTATACCGACGTCGGCACGGCGGAATCTACTGTCAAAGACGCCGTAACGACAGCCGTAAATAACTATCGGCTGTGGCAGAAATCTAAAATTGGCCGGGACATCAACCCGTCGCGACTGATTGCCGATGTTATGGCTGTCGCCGGCGTAAAACGCGTCATCGTCACGGCGCCGACCTATACCGTGCTGACAGGCGTACAAGTTGCCCAGGATAAAACGGTATCCGTCGTCTTAGGAGGGAGTGAAGACGAATGATAGATGCGGATTACAAAATCGCAGAACATTTGCCGGAATCCATCAACAAAGACCCCGTACCGGATTTGGCCCACGTCGTCGATATGGCGCTGTCCGACATCAATCCGGATTTGTTACTGATTTACCCGGCCATTGATGACCTGCCGGAAGCGCTCATTGACCATCTGGCAGAGCAGATGCACGTCGACGAATACGATGACAATTCGGACTTGTCTGTAAAAAGGCAGCAGGTCAAAGAATCGTTTTTACTACATAAATTCAAGGGCACGAAGTATGCGGTACAGAAAGCGGTATCAACGGTGTATCAAGTAGCTAAAGTAGAAGAATGGCCCGTGTATAGCGGGGAGCCGTATCATTTTCGTATATCCGGGATTATATCTCCCATCGAAGATGGAGCCGTAGTAAATAAACTAGTACGAATCGTGAATGCGTACAAAAATACACGGTCATGGCTAGACTATATTGAATTTATAGAGTCCACTACTACTACTACTAAGTCCGTGGCTTGTATCATGGACGATGAAAATTTGACGATTACAAGCAAAATAACTGATGAAATAATAATTAATACGAATATGCGCACAGCAGCCGGGTTAATGGATGATGAGGAGGTATTTGTAAATGTCGAATTGGCAAGGATTTAAAAGAACAAAATTAGGGCAGAATTTACAAGCTAAAATCGATGCAGGGTTAACAAAATTTAAAATCACAAAGCTAGGAATTGGGGATGGCTCATACCAAGGAAATGTTGAAAATATGATTGCTCTCTCAAATAAAAAGCAAGATTTAAATGTTAGTAAAATAGAAGTTAGCGAAAACGTTATAAAGATTCAAACTACGATAACGAATACTGGGGTGACAGAAAAATATCAGATGACAGAAATTGGCATTTTTGCAACGGACCCAGAGATGGGTGAAATTCTATATGCTGTCATGACTGACCCTAACCCTGACACGATGCCGGCAGCTGGATCGGCAACCGTGGTAAAAAAAACTTGGACATTTAATTTAATAGTCGATAATACTGGCGACGTATCAGCCGTAATAGACAGCACATCTTTAATTACTGTTGGTGACCTCGCTAACCATAACAACGATACTAACGCGCATGCAGCCCTGGCAGCCACAATTGACGACACCAACGTGCCAACGTCTGATACAAACACTATCCGGAACCTGGTAAGCAACCTGGCAAACCGCATTAAAGCCGCAACGGGCGCCGGAGGATGGAAAGAAGCGCCGGCGGCGACCCTTGCAAGCCTGAGTACGATGATTGCAAATCTCGCGACGGGGGCAGACGTAACCTGGGACGGGAAAAAGTTTACAAATCATCGCCTCGGCATCACCGGGCTAATGGACCAGAACGGCTACATCTGTTTTGGCCCGAATTGTGGGAACCTAATTATACAGTGGGGAAATATCACAATAAAGAGCGGTTCAAACTTCGGATATTTTACATACCCGCTGATTTATCCAGCTCAAGCGCAGTCTGTCGTTTTAACGCATATGAATAATAACCATACAGTTTTCCATTCTGCAGTCTATTTAGACTCTCGAAGCCGCTGCGCGTTATACGGCGAAACTACATTTACGACGGATACAGAATTTTATATCATCGCAATAGGCTATTAAACAGTGGGGAACGCTTGACTATTATGGCACTGGTGATGGCGTGGCGTACACGCCACCCTTAACCACAACGACTATAATAATTGGGGTAGCCGGGGATAATTCTGGTGTGCATCCAGTAGGAATTAACAAGGTAAATGTTTTTGCCCCCAGTACTACCGGGGTCTCGTACATTTTGATATGTAAGTAGACAGTGGGGAACAGCAATGTCAACAGCAGACGGTATAATCCATAACCTCGTATACCCAATAGCTGTAAATAATGTCAGATCGATTATAGTTACGCATTCTGGTGATGATGTGGCAATGACAGCGGTTTTGAGTAGGTATATTACTAAATCAGCATGTGCAATCAAGATTACAGACCATGCTTATGTTACAAATAGTTTTTCATGTTATTTTTTGATTATTGGAGATTAAACAGTGGGGAAATTATACAGGAACAAATAGATATACGACCTATCCGATTG